GCATTATTACCACTAATACTAGCATCAAACTGTGTACAACTAGCACCACCAATACCACATCTATTTTCAGTTTTACATGACATCTCACCATTGTATGTGATGTTACCACATTGTCCTGATCCAGCACCGCCAGGTACATAGATTGGAAATCCTGTAGTAGATTTTGTACCTAGAGTAGAACATTCAAATTGTAATGTAGTTCCTGTTGGTACACCAGTTCCTGCTGGATCTAGCTCAGGAATATCGCCAGGTATCAAACACTTAGATGTCTGGTCAAAGTTACAACCTGACCAACAACCACCGTACCATGTGTGAACCTCAGGAGGAGGACTACTAAAGAATCCAAAACATGATACTGTTATAACTCTCTGTTGTCTTGATGCAACTATCGCTGACGCTGCTGCCTGACATAATGGTTGTTTAGTGTTGTTTACCCATGGCATGATACACAAACTAGACTTAGATGAGTATGAGTTTCTACCAAACAAACCAAATTCATTTGTTGATGATGCAGTCCTTGACCTTTTACCATCATGGAAGTGAGCATGTGGTTGGAATGCAGTTGCTAATACTTCTGTCTCTTCTGTGTAGTTACCACTAGACTTAGTGAAACCAGGTTGTCCTGTAATTTCAATTGTCTGTGATGGTAGGAAAAAATTACCTTGATACTGTACAGTAAATGTAGTACCAATATTACTGGTTACATCTAATCCTACACCAGATTTAGTTATCTCTACTCCTGCGTCATTGTCCAAATATGTGTCAAGATAAGTTCCTAAGTTTGATGAAAATGATGTCTTGGTAGACTTTGCACTAAGATCTGGTACTTGAAATTGATTATCAAGTAATGTTGTATCTGGTTTTTTGTATCTACAATTTATCCCTGTGCCTAATATTGTAGCAAGTTCTGGAAATACTTCTGCCTGATAAACTGCACCATCACATCTCAAATAACCAGCAGGAAGAGTTTGATACAATGTTGGATCTTCTGGGTCTGATGATGCTAATTGATTCGACCAGTTTATAATAGAACCAGTAAGAGTTCCTAATTTTCCTTTTTCTTTTGAATATAATACTGCCATTAGTATGCTCTGATGATATACAGTACGACTAAGGATGGTGTGTTAGGATTAACCTGTACGCTCAATCCTCTGTCTACATCTATTGGTTCTAAGTTTCCAGTAGTCATATTATTTATGAGTATAGTGTTAGGTAAATTCATTTGTCCTAACGTCATTGCAATATCAATAGTAAAGTGATTGTGAGATCCTAGTGAGTTAGCAGTGAATGCATCACCACTATGATTCAATGTGGTAGGATATGGAAAATCTCTACCAACTGCCTCTGGAGGTACGCCATAATAATCTCCCTCATCAGTAGTTGGAGGAGTTGCACCATTACCCCTTCTTGCTAATGGAACTTGATCAGATACATAATAGTTTCTTTGTCCTAAGTATGTGCCAGGTGGTGGAAATGGTGCTGTAACAGCTGGTTGTTGCACTGGTTGTATACATGAGTTATCATCTTGATATGAAACTGTTTGTCCATATGCCTGTACTGTTCTAGGAACTGATGGGACTTGTGGAATTACGTTAGAAGCATTACCATAATGGCGATGAGTATTCAAGTTTGGAAGTGAGTCAACAGCAGGGTCATATGCTGTCCATGTAACTACACCAGGATCATATCTGTCTGCCAATGGTTCAGCAGCGGTAGCACCCGTATCAGATCCCGTTGTATATTCTGAACTTGCAACCTCAAAATATCCAGCATCAAATAATCCAAGATAACCACCACCTATCTCTACTGATGGGTAAAAACCATCTGGTGGTCTTGGGTGTGTATGTGTTGCAGTATGTTCAACACCTAGTTTTCTAGGTATAGTTCTAATAGTATCAAAGTATGATGGAGGTTCAAGAGTAATACCTTTTATCTTTCCTGCTAGTTCAGACTCAACTGCTGCTTGAAATTGTACATCAATGTATGATAGTACATTTGTTAACGGTTGCTCACCCTCAAATCCATTCAGTGAAACATAAGTTCCAATAACCTGTAATTCTTGTGCAGTCAATTGATTACTTTCTAAATCTATAAGTGCTTGTTGATTTAGTGTTGGTAGATTGAACACATCATCATCGTTATAAGATGGATATGAATTTGATATACCAATAAATGGTTGACCAGTCTCTACTACAGGACCGTATAGATTACCCAATATTTGTGCCAATAAAGGATAGTCTTTTGCTTTAAGTTGACTACCATTACAGACGATCCAACCTTTTGGTATGGCGTCTGGAGATAGTGCTGACTCACTTGTACTACCAGTCCATGGCATGATTGTGCCTATAGGACTGGCCTTCTGTGCTTTTATACGGTTGTAACTTGGCATTTATTATACCTCCATTAACCACCAACCTTGTACGCTGGTTGGGATGCCTATTTGATCATTACTATCAACTGCTCCAAGATATACTAATGCAAATGCTGCATTAGGAGTCTGAACTACAAGTTCACCAGATGGATATGGAGTTAATCTATCTCCAAATAGTGTTCCTGTTGAATCACCCTGTATTGGTGTGCCACTAGTCTCAGGAGTTCTAAGAACTAATGTTGTGTCATACTTCAAGTTACCACCTACATCAATCATTCTTACAACGTCACCTGTTTGTGGTGATGCTGGTAGTGTAACGATTAATGTCTGTGTATTCTGAACATTGACCATGTAAACTATGTTTGCAATCAATGTTAGATCTGCTTCTGGTGATGCTGCGGATAAGTATCTTGTATGTCTTGCACCACTTGATGTAGTGAAGTTTGATAATCCGAATGCATCAATTGAACGATCTTGCTTGATAGTGTATTCACTACCACCATTTATACCTAGATTCTGTACTGAGAATACATCTGACTCTGTTGGTGATGGTGCTGCTACACCTGTAACTGTTAGTGTTGTCTTAGCAGTTACGTTACCTAAGTTATCAACTGAGAATGATGGTGTGCAATTTAATGTTGTGAGAACGTTTTCTGGGCAGGATGATGGATATAAGAAGAAGTCTCCTCTAGCAAGTACACCAGCATCCCAATATAATAGACCTTGGTGATCAGCATGTCCGTCATCATTAACAAAGTGGAGTAGTTTTGTCTGTTTAACACTATCGTAAATTATAAAGTTACCACCCGCTAGTGTTAAGTTATCAGTTACCTCTAGACTACCATTTCTGTATGACTTAGCACCATCACCAACTTGCTCATCCATTACTGAAGTATGAGTCTTACCATATAATCTACCAGTTACGATTCCAAGAATTTCATCACCAGTGGATGTATTACTGAATCTCAACCACTGTTTGTAATCTAGTTTCTGCTGTGAGATATATCCTCTCTCTAATATTACAGAGAGATAATCATTACTTACACCAGCAACTAATCTTTGTCTTATCTGAGCATCAACTACCAGAGATTGTTTCTCGTGTTTGATAACTCTTCTAACGACATCAGATTGCTGATGACTCATGTTGACTGTTCCTTCCTGAGCTCTAGTTGCAACGATTGTATTCGTTCCATCTACAACCTCAGTGATTGTCATGAATTCAATCTGACCAGTTATACCTGTGAATGATGCTAGAGGTCCTACAGCAATTAAGTCTCCTATTGTAAACTTACCAGTTCCTTCTCCAAGAGATTGAACTGCAATCTGTAAAATAGATGCACTGTTACCAGTAGCAGTTGATATAATAGTTGTATTAGGACCATTACCCTGTATTGACTGTGGATCTGCGTAGTAAGCATATGTGATTATTTCTGGTGCATTCAATGCTGTTGGTAAATTAGCATTTGTAAGAATGCCAGGACCATTTGACCATGCTAAATTAACATCAAATCTACCAGCATGTGTACCAATTGTTGTTGTGCCTGAGCATGTATCAACATCGAATGTAGTATTTGCTGCACCATCAGTTGCAGTTAATCTTTCGTTCCTGCTTGCCTTGAATGTAGTTCCAGTTACTGCTTGTGATCCAATAATATTGGATGTTAAGTAAATAGCACCACCAAATACGAAGTCAACAGCAGTATCTTGTAATATCTTGAGTGGTGATGAATCTGTAATAACAGATAGAACATCGCCCTTCTTAATATCATCAATTGTCTTACCAGCAGTTGTAACTGATACGTTAGTAATTACATTTGATCCAGCAGCAGCATCACCTAAGAATGAAACATCACTTAGAGTGCCACATCCACCAGACATATTGAGTGATGAATTGATTGTAACAATAGAACCAGGTACGGCTGGGTTACCAATTTGTACCTCACCTGTTACAGAGTTAACTTCAAATACATCTAAGTCTGGATCAGCACAATTAGAAACTCTAAACTTCTGTACTTGCTGATCTAATGATGTAATAACCTTGATATATTCTGGAACTTTTGGTGAATCATCTCTGTCAACGATGATGTAATCGTTACTTGTTAGATTACCACCAAACTCAGATAGGTATACACTATCAGTTGCACTACTATCATTGTCAAGTGCTTGCTCTGTCCATGTAGCATCAAACTGTACGTTAACTTTGTATATTGCTGTAGTGTCAATGTGATTATCTAATACACCACCAAATGCACCGAATGGACGTCTCTTAACCTTGATATAGTATGGTGCTTCACTTATTCTTGTAAGTTCTACAATTTGTAGAATCTCTGGATGACCTGTTGCTGATGATCCTGTGCCAACGACTTGACTGTCAACTATGATATAGTCGTTAGTTCCAAAGTATGGATCACCATTTGCTTTGACTGGTTCAAATTTAAGTGGTAGATAGAATTCATCTCCAGTTATCG